ATGGCCCCGCCAGTCATGAGGGAGGTCACCAGCGGGCGGCCCATGCCGTCCACCAGGTTCTCAACCTCCTTCAGCGTCTGGCTGTTCATCACCCAGGTCGCTCGGCGGCGGTACTGCGCCGGCACGGCGTAGAACAGGTCGAGCATACGGGCGGCGCTGTGCACGTCCGCCTCCGTGCTGATGGCCCCGTTCGTGCCACTCAGCACCGAGGCCGGGCCGCTGCCGTCAACATCCGCCAGGATGCCCATCGGCTGGTTGACGCCGGTGCCGTTGATGAAGCAGTCGTCCTCACCGAGGGCGAACGCCTCCGCCATCATGTCCGACGCGATGCCGAGCACGTCGAAGGCCGCGTCCTCAATCAGATTGTTTGAGAGCGGCATCGACGCCATCGCCGTGTGCACAGGGATGTTGATCATCCCGAAAACGGGGTCGGCCACTCGGTGCGTGAGCCCGGACGCCGGCATCTCGCCGGTCCACGTCAGGCGCACGCCCGAGGTGTAGCGGTCGTCCGTCGCGTAGTTCACGCGCGGCCACTGAGCCACGTCCCGGCTCGTCTGGACCACGCGCGCCAGGGGGCGGATAGCCGCCATCGTCGCGATCTTCTTGATGAGCTCGGTATGGTAGTCGGGCGGCACCAGGAACCCACCGGCCGAGTCGACACCCTCAGAGAGCGTCTTGCGGTCCTGCGGCCCCAGATCGTGCGCGCCCTTGCGTAGGTACGCCTCGAAGGCGCTGTCGTAGCCTTTCGCCTGCACGGCCAGGGGCACGTGGTAGCGAACGGTCTTGGTGCCGAACGGCGTGTCAATGGTCACCTCGCGCCACGCCTTCTCGTCGACGGGGACGTCGCCTTCGCCGGGGCCGGCCTGACGCCAGCCGAGGTGCGCGGCTTTCGTGCCCGCCGGCTCTTCCAGATAGTCCTGGTGCCCGGCGAGCTGCTTGCTCATCTCGATACGGGCCTTGAGCCCGTCCGCCTCGCCCAGCAGACCGTTGATCTGATCGGCGATTTCCTGCGGCATCTCGTGCTCGCGGCCCTTGAACTGGGCCATGAGCGCGTCCGCCGCGGCAACCTTCTGCCGATACTGCGCTCGCAGGTTGTCTACGTTGACAGTCATGTCTCAACTCACTCCTCTGTGATCAGTCGTTTAGCGATTTCCAGTCGAGCTACCAGCCCCGGAGTGAGTGCCGACAGTCTAGTCAGCGGCTCGGCTCTCAGGAGCGCTTCGAGCTCTTGCATCTTCTCGGCCAGCTTCGCGCCGCCGAGCCAGGCCGGGGTGTGCAGACCGGCCCGCTGCACACGGGCCACCATCCAAGCCAGCTCGACCAGCTCGTAAGCCGGCGCCTCCTCATCAAACTGCCCGGCATGCTGTGCCAGGTGCCGGTGCACCACGCGGCGATCGCTCGCCGGGATGCCCTCCGCGTCGCCGGCCATCAATGCCGTGAACGCGGCCCGGACGCCGTTCCACACGCAGGGGCCGACGCCGGTTTTCGAGGGCCGGTGGTGCGGCAGCTTGAGGTCTTCAAACCGCTCCGGCGGGTCGGCATTCGCCCAGGCGAAGTGAGCGGCAATACGCCGCCGCTCGGCTTCGCTCAGTACCTCCCACGCCTCGTCGGTGAAGTCACTGAGTTCAGGTTTCTGCCAGCCGGCGTCTTTCGCCTCGACGCCAGTGTCCTGGTAGGGCAGGGCGCTCTTCCAGGCCGCGGTGGCCGGATTGGCGCCCCAATTCACATCCGACGTGTCCCAGAGCCGGACCTCGCGCAGATTACGCACGAGCAGCTTCTTCTGGTCGCCGTCGGCATCCAGCTCTTTGTAGTCCCACTTGATCGGGTTAAAACCGATGCTCATCTCGTTGATGGCACCGGCGGCAATGCCCTGCAGGACCTCGTCGCCGCGCGTCGTCTCCAGGTAGCGCCGGGCCACGAGCAGCCCGCCGGTCGCATCCGGGAAGCGCCGCCGAATCTCCGCCGGCAGGTCGTCGCGCCCGACCTCGCGCAGCGCTTTGATGGCCGCAATCGGCGGCTGCGAGAAGTCGTGCTGCCAGAGGTGCCGCACGCGGGCGCCGTTCTCCTGGATGGTCTTCTTGAACGCGCCGCGGTGGATGATGTCGTGGTAGCTGTCGATGTTGCCGGTCACCGCTGTAATGCCGACAACCGTTCGGTCTTCAATCTCCTTCGTCAGGATGATCGGAAAGCTCTTGAATTCACGTCCGTCCATGTCAACTCCTCATCAGGCGGCGCACCATGTCGCGGTAAATAGCCACGATGCCGTCTCGTGCGTTCCGTACCACGTCCTGCAGAGTCCACCAACGGCCCTCATGCATCCAGGCTTGCCGCTCCTCATCGACGACGTACTGCGCGTACTCGATCGCCGTGCCGATAATGCCGACCGTGCGCCCGCCAGCTCTCTCGACCCGGCTGAGGGCCCCAGGGGCCTGCCCGGCCAGCGACGTGATGCTGCGCCCCAGCGTGCCCGTGCGGCTGTAGGTGCTCCCCGGCGGCGCGGGTGGGTAATCCGGCACCTCGCCCTGCACGTACAGCACCGCCTTGCGGGTGGCGCGCTCGCTCTCAGGTCCAAGCTGTGTTTGCAGCCGCGCCAGCTTCTGCTCCGTTGACTCCAGGCCGTTGATAATGATCCGCATCTCACGCACTCACGATCGGCTTCAGCCAGCACCGGCAACGGACGTGCGCCGGCGGCGCCTGCGCCTCGTGGACGCCATCGCGTGATGTAAACGTGCCGTCCAGGCTGGCCTCCGTCCCGCCGAACCCCGTCACCCCGTTGCAGATGGGGCACACCTTGTCATCCGCCGCGGTGGCCCAGCGCTTGCCCTCGACCACGCCGCTCTCCCGCCAGCCGATCAGGTTGCCCTCGGCAAACGCCCTCGTCACCTCCGTCACGGCGATCATCTCCGCGCGCACCGGGCCCCACAGGCCGCTCTCGTCGAGAGCCCGGATCAGCTCGTCGAGCGGCTTGCCGCTCGAGATCCACTCGCTGACGGCCTCCTGAAGGGCGGCCCGGCTCGTCTCCGTGATGCCGGTAACGAGCTCGTAGGTGTAGGTCTCGGCCCACTGCCGAGCGCCCTCGTTGACGAGGTCCCAACGGATGTTAAGGTCCACTTGCAGCGCGGCCAAGCCATTCTCGGCGCCACGCGTCGCCGCCCGCCGGATGAGCGGGAACAGGATCTCGAACAGCCGGATGGCCTCGCCGGCCCAGAAGTCGTCAGGTAGCGGCACCGAGCAGCTCCTCTTCCAGCGACATCTCAATGCGTTCGAGCTGGCCGCCGAAGAACTTCACCAGTGCGGTCCGCGTCTCCTCTTCGAGTGCCCGTCGGTCCTCCTCGTCGTCCGGCGCCTCCTCCGCTTTGACGGCCTTGCCGTGCCCGTTCGCGCTCGGCACTGCCAGCGGCTTTACGGCCAGGGCTTTGGTCGTCTTCGTCGCCGGGACCTCCACCGTGCCGATGGGCCGCAGGTAGACGTCGCCGCGAGGATCCTCCGGCAGCCCCACCTGGCGCCGGGCGTCGTTGACCGTGATGAAGCCGGCCCGGAGGGCTTCCGTGGCCCGCTGCCACCGCTCGCCGATGGCTTCCTGCAGCGCCGGCACCTGGCTGAAATCCCACTCGGCGTAGATGTCATCCCCGAACTCCGGCACGAGCTGCCCGTCAACCGTGTCGCTCAGGTTCTTGTAGAGCGCCGTGAGTGAGTCTTCCCACCAGGCACGGCGCGCCTCGCGGTAGTTCGAGAACGTCGAACGGTCCAGTCCGACCTTCGTGCCGACGAGGATGGGCGGCACGTCGAGCACCATGCAGATGCGCGCCTCGTTGCGCGCGTCGAGCACCTCGGTGCCCATCTGCCGGAAGTCGAAGCCCACCTGCTGGAAGCTCGCGTCGCTGTCCAGGACGGCCGGCGCCAGCCAGGAGCGGTAGCCGCCGTACGTCTCGCTCCACTGAGCCCGGATGCGCTCCCGCTCGGCCTGCCCGAGCTTCTGCGTGGTCTTGAGCAGCCCCGGCGGCATCCCACCGTGCTCGAAAAACAGCTTCAGGTAGTCCGTCATCGCGCTGTCAACGTCACCCACCCGGGCGGCGACGGCGACCGGCGGAAAGCCGTGGTACTGATTCAGCGGGTCAAACAGCTTGAAGTCGAGGACGTCCGCTGGGTCAAGCCGCACCTTGTCGAGCCCGGGCGGCGCATACTCGTAGTACGCAATGACGTTCTCGCTCGACGGCACCGGGCGCACCCAGTCCGGGCGCAGCGGCCACAGCCGGACGACCTGCCCGGCGCGGCTGCGCTCCTTCTCGAAAATCGCGCGCCCCGCGAAGCGCTGGTAGATGATGACGGCTGCCCAGAAGTCGAACTCGTTCATGTACGGGTTGGGCTGGGCAATCAGTGCAGCCAGCGGGTGCTCGTTGAGCGGCTTGTTATCTCGCCGGCTGTAGACTCGCAATGTCACCTGCGAGGCGGTATTGGCTGTCTTGGAGACACAGGCGAAAATCAGCTCGTTCCGCCGCCAGCCGTGGCGCACCATCGATTCGAAGTTGGCCTCGGGGTAGACGGGCTGGCTCTCGCGCCAGGTCGGCACCATCGTCGCAAGAGCTTTGGTGTCGCCGAAGAGCGCCATGTAAGCCAGCCGGAGCCGGTTCCAGAGCGTCATACCGTGATTCCTCCAGTGGCGTCATAAGCCGAGCAGCTAGCGAGCGCCAGCGCCAGCGAGATCACCGTATCGTCGTGCATCCCGCTCGGCGCCTCGTAGCGCCAGCGGCCCGACGGCAGGCGTGTTGCCTCGAACGCCTCCAGCTCCGC